CCGTCCTGACATACAACGCATTTTGACAAGCCGTGATAGTGTACCAATTGACAAATATTCGATTTATGGCAACCTCAGTGAAACTACCAGGATTCATAAATACTTCCGCCTCGCTTACAAATTGGGAATTCGGGGGATGACTACACACATGGCTCGATTTGCCGTCGACTTTGACAAGTTCAGAACGAGGCGCAACGCGCGTAATTACAACATTTCAGGTAGACCCTTCAGTACAATGAGTATTTCAGAACAAGACCCAAAGGTCGCTAAGGTGAAGACCTTCCTCAGGAGACACCTCACTCGGGAACCTACCGATAAGGATGTGGATTTGGTAGTGTACACATATTTCGGGTCGGACGCATTTGGCGCATTTCCCACTACAGATGATCTTTATAACGGTTTGCAGGATAGTTATTATAACGCGCGAGGTAGGAAGATCCATTCTGGTGCTTCTGGTGCTCCACGGAGAAGGCAAAGTAGAATTCGATCTTATCGTAACATGTATAACAGTTCGACATACAGGTACCACGACTATAACAGTTACAATAGTACCAATAACACCAACATACTTACTTCCAACAACGGTTTAGGGTCCAATTCAAACAACAACGGTTTAGGGTCCAATTCAAACAACAACGGTTTAGGGTCCAATTCCAACTCAAACAGTCGTCCCACCGCGGTCGAGTATTTGCAAAATAAACCGGCTGTCAAGCGTAATCAAAACAGGAATAAGAGCAACAATGCCAAAAAAATTCAGTGGACGGAAAATACCGTGAATAACATGCCCGACGATTTTTTATCCGGCCATAACTTTTCGAACGGTCAAAAGGCCGTTAAGTATACGTGGCGGGAAGGAGAAGGGATTTTTACCCAATACATAGAACCAAACACTTTCCGTACCCAAGCAAGGATGAGCATGACAGATGCGTATAACAAACCCTATTACGGATCCTTCTCCATGTTTAAAAATCCGTTCACGCGAAACGGTCGAGACGTGAAACGGTCGAATATCAACTTCGTGATCCTCAAGAAAAGGGTGAATAAAAGAAAGACGAACGCCGCCACGAAAATACAGAAAGTTGTGCGAGGAAGACATAAAAGAAAGACGAACGCCGCCACGAAAATACAGAAAGTTGTACGAGGCACGCAGGCCAGAAACAAGATCCGGAAAAACGCACAAAACGCACAAAACGCATTAAACAAACTCACAGTGGTTCAAAAAAGTGTGCTCAGAAAGAAGACCAAGCAGGTGAAAAACAGAGTCTCGGCTCGAAGGACACTTCTTGCAAACGCGGCGTCCAAAAGAAAACGGTCGCCCAAGTAGAAATCTCTGTCATCACACATAAAAATTAAGATACGTGATTCAAGTATCTTAATTTTTATTTATTTGAATTTTTTTATACAAATACTGCGTATGAGTATTTAGTTGGAGAAAGCGAGACCGCCCATTCCCGATTGGATCCTCAGGACGTTATAGTTGGTCGCGAACATGTGGAGGTTGGTCGCAGCGCTGGAGGCAACGGTGGTGATGGCGACCTGCGCGTTGTCGATGCGACTGAAATTGCACGTACCCGTGGGCTGATGTTCTTCGGGCTTGAGCGCGAAGGAGTATGCGTACACGCCGGGGTAGGGGCAGCCGGAGTGATGGTTGTACGGCTGGATCTGATTAAAATATTTTCCGCCCTGGGCCTTGAAGCGGTCCTGGCCGTTGAGCACGAGCTTGAACTCGGTCATCGCAGCATCAGACTCCTCGGTCCAGGCAACCGCGGACGCACCACCAGTGGTTACGACAGGGGCGCCGGTAGCCGCAGAGATGGGAAGGTTCTGCGCACCGATAGAGGCCGTGGTGTCCACGGTGCCCGCGGAGATCACGGGGTGAGCGGAACCCTTACCGAAGTGCCAGTGGCTCGCGGCATCCGAACCAGCGAGGCACCACACGAGCTCCTTGATCGGGTGATTGTAGGAGAGGCGGATCTGCTTCGTTCCACCCGCGGTGCCGTCGACGGTGTCGACGCCGGTGTGCTGGGTCTGCTCGATGAGGTACTCGTGACCCTTCTGCGCAAAACGACGACGCTCCTCGGTGTCGAGGTAGATGTAGTTCGCCCACACCTTGAAGACACCCTTGTTGAGGTAGGTCTCCATGTCCGACGCGAGATCGAAATCGATGCGGACCTCGTGGTACTGCAGGGCAATGAGCGGCAAATAGAGCCCCGGATTTCGGTTAAAAAAGAACATAAGGGGGAGGAAGACGGTCTTGCCATCCTCGGCGGTTGTGAGCTTACCGTAAGTGTTCTTCTTGGCCTCATCAAGGTGAAGCTCAGTGTAGAGCCTCCACCACTTCTGGTACTGCTTGTCGACGCGCTGACCGCCGATGGAAAGCTCGACCGAAGAAATAGCACGCTCGGCGACCCAGCAAGCAGCCGCGGTGCCCGCAGTGGCGTCGGACTCGAGCTGGACGTACATGTCACCGACGAGGTCACCGTTGCGAGCGATGGTCACGGAGACGCGGCCGGAGTTGGCAGGGTTACCGTTGAGGGTCTGTTCGATGTTCTCCATCGCGAAGTTCGTGTGGCGCTTGTATTTCGCCTGGTAAAAAGTTACCTCCGGATTTCCCGTTAGGTATACGTCCTGTGCGCCATAGGCGACGAGCTGCATGAGTCCGCCAGCCATTTTTGTGTGAGTGTTTGTACTATAGGCTGAGAAAATAAATTTGGGTAATTCCGCATTTCAAAATTTATCCTGACTGAAACGCGGTAAAATTCAGGTCGAATTTTCTCAGCCCATGTAAAATGTCGACACAGCCTGAGGAAATGAAAGACGAAGAAATCGAGGAGGGTGAGATCCTGACTGACGAGGAGGACGACGACCTCATGGACCTCGAGGACGAGGACGAGGTGGACGTCGCCTCCCTGATGACTTCCCTCCTCGCGACCGAAGACGGCGACACCGTGTGTACCGCCTTGGTTGCGATCAGTCAGCAACTTCAGACCCAAAACAGGATCCTGATCAAAATTCTCACAGAGCTTAAAGCTTGAAATTGATTTAGAGAGAAAAATTGTATAATAAATAACTATGGAAGGCACTCACTTCATCGATAAGCAACCCGACCGGTATGAAGCACTACTGGAACTGGAGAAGCGGTCAATCGAGTCGATGAATGAGGAAGATATTTTATCGGTTGTCGAAATTTTCGAAGATGCCTGGGACCTCAGGCGGTGCGATCACCGGGATGCGCGCGAGCTCGGCTACCGCCAGTTCATACACCCGGACTTTTGGGACCGAAACGGACCGATCGCCGAACGTATCGACATTCGCGCCATCAAGGCGATCAAGGAAAAGCAACGGCGCTACCTCATAAATCTCAGGGGAAGGATGGGTGCCCTGGGGATCAAGTCGAAACAGAACGAAGACGGGTTCACGCTCCTGAAACGGGTGAACAACATCGGCAAGCAGGTCAAGGACGGATTCGAGAACGTGCGCAGGCACTGGAACGTGTTCGAGCGGACGGTGAATCCCACTGCCGAACCCCTGTTGACGAAGTTTTCAGACCCGCTCGCGATGGACGACGACGAGATCGAGAAGTGCACGCCGTACCAGAAATCGATCATCCACAGCCTCGACGAGGCACACAACCGCGGGTACAGGCGGTACCGTGACCACTGCTACGAGGAGATCAAATCACCTTTCGGGTACGGGACCCGCGCCTGGCGCCCGAAATACGAGATCCTCGCCTTCGTGCACTCCCTCGCCCCGAAAGACGAAGAGTTCGAGAACTGGAGGAACTTTACCAGCAAAGGCGGGTGCTACAGGGACGTCGCGAGCCACATGACCAACTGTGTCGACCCCCAGTTCCCCGCGATCGAAAAGAGGCGACACGCCTGGTCGTTCAAGAACGGTCTTTTCATCGGCAAGGAGGACGGTCCCGGGGTCAAGGGTCACCCGACGTGTAAATTCTACCCTTACGACAGTCAGGATTTTCGTGCTCTGGACCCGACCATCATCGCGTGCAAGTACTTCGATCAGGAGTTCATCGACTACTCCCACGTCGAGGACTGGTACGACATTCCCACCCCCAACTTCGACAAGATCCTTCACTACCAGAAATTCGAGGAGGAGGTGTGCAAGTGGGCGTACGTGATGGGCGGTCGCCTATGTTTCGACGTGGGTGAGCTCGATAAATGGCAGGTGATTCCGTTCTTCAAGGGGATCGCCCGGTCCGGTAAGTCTACGCTGATCAACAACGTCTTTCAAAAATTCTACGACACGACCGATGTCCGCACACTCGGTAACAACATCGAACGTAAGTTCGGCCTTTCCGCCATCATGGAGGCGCTCCTCTTCATCGCCCCAGAGGTCAAAGGCGACCTCGCGCTCGAGCAGGCGGAGTTTCAGTCTTTGGTGTCCGGTGAGGGTATCGCCGTCAACGTCAAGAATAAGGTGGCCGTGTCGTTGCCGAACTGGAAGGTCCCCGGCGTCCTGGGCGGGAACGAGGTCCCGAACTGGAACGACAAGTCAGGATCCGTCCTTCGGCGTATCCTCCCCTGGAACTTCACCAAGCAAGTCCAGGAGGCGGATCCACACCTGGACAAGAAGCTGGAGAACGAGTTACCCACGATCCTTATCAAGTGCGTCCGCGCGTACCTCGACTACAGCGAGCGATACAGCGGCCGTGACATATGGAACGTCGTCCCGAAATATTTCAAGAAGATCCAGGACCAGGTGGCCATGGTTGCGAACACGCTTCACCATTTCATGAACTCAGTTCGCGTCATCAAGGGCGACGACAAGTTCGTCCCTGAGGAGGTTTTCGTGCAGGCGTACAACTCACACTGCGCCAGATCGATCAAGGGGAAAAGGCCCGATCAGTGGTCCCCGGACTTCTACGTGGGACCGTTCAGCACGTACGGCATCGACGTCAGGAACGAATCCGTCACGTACAACGGTAAAACCTACGCGGCCCAGTCGGTTTTCTACGGCGTGGACGTTGTCGAGGAGGAACTTTCCATCGGCAACAATCACTAACCAAAAAAATCTATGCTAATAGTAAGATGAACCAGGAGGTTCGCGAATTCGTGAAACAATCGGGAGTCAGCGTACACGGCGGTGCGGATGACGCCGCGCGACGCGAACGCATGCGTCGCCGGGAGGAGATCGTTCGAAATCGCCTCTCAGCTCCCTCGTGTCCACCGCTACCGCCCCCGCGTCCAGTCATCAACGAGTTCCACGCACCGGTGGTCCCCACCCCCGTGCCCAGATGCATTCCAGCACCCGTTGTAGCACCGGTCCTTAGAAGAAAGCGTGTAATCGTAAAGTTCACTCCTAACCAACTTCTCAACGCCACCGGAATGACGCGCGCAAAGTGCGGGTGTATAAAGAGGGCCAGGATGGTATACATCGCGAAAAACCTAGGCATCAAGCGAACGTCGAACGCGACTAAGAATCAGATCTACAACATGATCAACAGGAAAACCGCACCCATAAGGAAGCGCGTGAAATACAGGAGCCTCGACGACAGGTCTATTCGCAAGCGACTCAGGCGTCTTTACGGGTCGAAGTGGATCAGAAAGCACAAACCGAACCTGAACGCGGACGTCCAGCGTGTGAAGTGGGGTATGAAATCTCTCAGGGAGAAGGACCGGTTCGGCCTTCCGTTCAAGTATGCGGTGGAACTACTGGAACGACGATTGGTGAAGAGGTGGAAGAAGCGGAAGCTCAGGTAACATTTCGATTGATTGTCTTATTGGGTTCAGCCAATTGTTTCAGGTGGATCCCGTGGTACATGAAATTATAGTTCGGGAACGCCGCCTTGATTTTTTTGGATATGGCGTTCCCCTGATGGGAATACGGAATTCCAGTCTGCACAGCTTTTTGCTCGAGACCGAGGAGATGGTTCTCCATCACGACGAAATCTTTGAGTCTCTCACCACTCACGCCGTTCTTGCGCATTTTATCGTAGACGTCTTGGGAATGACCGTCGCTGAGATGAAAGAAGTTGGACACGCTTTTCTCTTTTTCGTGTATAAGATACAGTACTATCACGAAAAATAGGAAATAGACGAGCATACTACTCACCCATATTTTTTAATAGCCTCCTCGTAGGAATCTTTTTTGACGTAAGTCAACCTATCGGCGTTCGGTTGATGGAGCGGTATTTCGAAATCGGCCATGGATTTTCCCCAGCACTTCGACATGGACCCGTCGAACACCACCGCCTTACACGAAGGGTTCGACGAACAATCGGCGAGACACTTTTCCTTCTCGCCTGGGTCGTGGTGGTACAGATCCGCCGTGAAGTAATCGACATCTCGTATCAGTTTGAACGTCTCCTTTTTCAGTGCGGGTTCCTCCTCCACTTCGAAGGGGACCACTTCGAAAGCGACCGGTTCCGGCTCTGGGGCGACCGACGGTGCTGGTGCTGGTGCTGGCATCATCACCGGCTCCTCGACGACCGCCTGAGCCGCAGCAGGCTCGACGTCCGAAACCATGACGCTCGCGATCGACGAACATAGTATGGACACGTACAAACAGATCGATAGCACGAGGAACGCGATCATCCTTACTTTAATTTAGA